GGGCTCTATGTCGAGGGCGTGCTCGCCGATGGCGTCAGCCGCGCCCGCGAGGTGCACCAGCTTTTGAAGAACGGCGCGCTGGATGGCCTGTCGATCGGCTTTCGCACCGTCCGCGCCAAGACCGACGCCAAATCCGGCGTGCGCCGCATCCTCGAGGCCGACCTCTGGGAAATCTCCGTGGTGACCTTCCCCATGCTGCCGTCCGCCCGCGTGCAGAACATCAAGAATGCGCGGTGGTTCCGCGACAAGGAGACCGAGCTCGTCCGCGCCATGCGCCGGGCCGCCCGGATGATGCTGCAAGACACCTTCAAGTAGACCTTCACAAAGGATGATCCCGCAATGACCAACACGCAGATTGCCGAGAAAACTGCCCCCGAAATCAAGGCCGCGCCGGAAATGACCGCCGCCTTCGACGAGTTCATGGAAGCCTTCGAGGCCTTCAAGGAAACCAACGACGCCAGGCTCGGCGAGATCGAGCAGAAGCTGACATCCGATGTCGTCACCCGCGACAAGATGGACCGCATCAGCCGCGCCATGGACGAGCAGAAGAAGGTGCTCGACCAGCTGGCGCTGAAAAGGGCCCGCCCGCCGCTCGGCCGCACCGCATCTGTGGGCGCCGAGACGACCGAGCACAAAGCCGCCTTCGAGCAGTATATCCGCCGCGGCGACGAAGCCGGCCTGCGCGAGATCGAGGCCAAGGCGATGTCTGCAGGCTCCGGCGCCGATGGCGGCTACCTCGTGCCCGACGAGACCGACACCGCCATCGGCCGCCGTCTCTCCGTCGTGTCGCCGATCCGCTCGATCGCGACGGTGCGCCAGGTCTCCGGTGCTGTGCTGAAGAAGCCCTTCGCGATCTCCGGCATGGCGTCCGGCTGGGTGGCCGAGACGGCGGCGCGGCCGCAGACCAATGGCGCCCAGCTTGCCGAGCTCTCCTTCCCCACCATGGAACTCTACGCCATGCCGGCCGCCACCCAGGCGCTGCTCGACGATGCCGCCGTCGACATCGAGGCCTGGATCTCAAGCGAGGTCGATACCGTCTTCGCCGAACAGGAAGGCGCCGCCTTCGTCGCCGGCGACGGCATCAACAAGCCGAAGGGGCTGCTCGCCTACACCGCAGTCGCCGACAGCGCCTGGAGCTGGGGCAATCTCGGCTACATCGCCACCGGTGCCGCCGGCGGCTTCAAGGCGACGGCCGCTTCCGACACGCTGATCGACACGATCTATTCGCTGAAATCGGGTCACCGCCAGAACGCCAACTTCGTGATGAACCGCAAGACCCAGGCCGAGGTGCGCAAGCTGAAGGACGCCGAAGGCCGCTATCTCTGGCAGCCGCCGGCAACGGCAGGCGAAGCCGCCTCGCTGGTCGGCTTCCCCGTCGTCGAGGCGGAGGACATGCCCGACATCGCCGCCAATGCGATGGCCATCGCCTTCGGCGATTTCCGCGCGGGCTATCTGGTGGTTGATCGCACGGGGGTGCGGGTGCTGCGCGATCCCTATTCGGCCAAGCCGTATGTGCTGTTTTACACGACGAAACGGGTCGGCGGCGGGGTGCAGAACTTCGAGGCGATCAAGCTGGTGAAGTTTGCGGTGAGTTGAGTGCGGTGAGGGGGGTGTGGCTCGGGTTGTGCCGCGCGGCTTTGAATGCGGCTGGTGTAGCATGGCCCAGAACGTAGCTTGCGTCGCGCCCGGAGCCCCCTCATCCGACCCTTCGGGCCACCTTCTCCCCGTTGGGGCAAAGGGAGGTAGGCGCGAGCGGCCAACCCAGAGTCTCTTCTCCCCAGCGGGGAGAAGGTGCCGGCAGGCGGATGAGGGGCCACTTGCTCCAGCCTCTCAAAGGCACCCACCCGGCACACCCACCACACCCACATCACCAGGAACCCACAATGACCTACGCCCTCATCACCCCACCCGCATCCGAACCCATCACCCTCGCCGAGACCAAATCCCACCTCCGCCTCGACGACACAAACGAGGACACGCTGCTTATCTCCCTTATACGCACCGCCCGCGAACATCTCGAGCGCACCACCGGCCTCAGCCTCATCACCCAGACCTGGCGTCTCTATCTTGATTCAATTCCTGAAGACGGCGTGATTCAAATCGCGAGAGGCCCCGTCCAAGTCATTGAAAGCCTGACGCTTTACGACGCCTCGGGCGAAGAGTGTCATCTCCCGCTGACCGGCCACATCCTCGACGGCCACGCCCGCCCGGCGCGCCTCTTGCTCGGCCGAGCCATTAGCGCTAGCCAGCCCATCAACGGCATCGAGATCGACTTCACCGTCGGCTTCGGCGAGAGCGGCGCCGAGGTGCCGGATACGCTGAAGCGGGCGATGCTGATGCATGTCGCGCAGATGTTCGCGTTCCGGGGCACGGTCGCGGTCGACGACCATCCGGCCGATATTCCCTCGGGTTACGATCGCCTGATCGCGCCCTTCATGATTAGGAGGCTCTGATGCGCTCGGTCTTCTTCGACCCCGGTCAGATGACCGCGCGGCTGGCGCTGGAAGCGCCGGTGGAGATGCCGGACGGGCAGGGCGGCGCCACAGTATCCTTCACCGAAATCGCCTCATTCTGGGCCCGTATCGAACCGGTCAGCGAACTGCGCGAGGAACAGGCGGGCGCCGATGTCTTCACGCTGACCCACCGCATCTGGCTGCGCTTTCGCCACGATATCCAAGCCGGCATGCGGCTGCGCAAGGGCGCGCGCATCTTTGCGATCCGCGTCTGGCGCGACCCGGATGAGCGCGGCAACTATCTCGTCTGCCTGTGCGAGGAGGAAGCCCAATGAGCGCCGCCAACCAATTGCTGACGGCGATCCAGGCGCGCCTCGCCGACGATGCGGACCTGTCGACCATGATCGGCCCCGAAGGCCTGCGCGACCGCCTGGTCTCCGGCCGAAAACTCCCCGCCGTCATCGTCGCCGACATCGCAAGCAACGACTATTCGACGGTGACCGAAACCGGCGCCGAGCATCTGCTGACGCTCGAGATCTGGACCGACGCCGGCGGCCGGAAAGAGGCCGCGACGATCGCCGAGCGCCTGCGCATGCTGCTGCACGACGCGCCGCTGTTGCTGGAAACGCACCACCTTGTCGGCCTGCTACATCTTTCGACACGCACTCGACGCGAACAGAAGACAAGGCTGCATGTCGCCGAGATCCGATTCAGGGCAGTGACGGAGGCTGTCACTAGCTGAGTTTGCGACGTACTCGCTGGCTCAGGCGACCTGAGCAACCGGCTTCGCGCGGCGGATGAGGCTTGCCAGCATCAGCACGAGGCCGAAGGCGAGTGCTGCGAGCGTGCAGCAAAGGGCCATCACCATGCCGGCGCCGGCGCGGTCGAGGATGGCGGTGAAGATGATGGGGGCGGCGGCGTTCGCGATGTTTTGCGGCAGCGAGAGGCGTGCGGCCTGCAGGCCGTATTCGCGCGGCGAAAACAGCGCCAGCGGCAGCAGCGCGCGGGCAACCGCCATGACGCCGGCGCCGAAGCTGTAGATCACGATGAAGCCGACGAGCAGCGATGTCGAGGGCGCGACGATGAGGATCAATCCGAAGCTCGCCACCATCAGCCCTATCCCGGCGATGGCGCTGACGATGGGGTTGCCGCGCTTGCCGAGCAGCATGTCCATGCCGCGCGCCGTTATGCCGATGACCCCACGCGCCGAGCCGAGCTGCAGCGCAAGCACCGGCGAGGCGCCGTATTGGCGTAGGACCTCCAGCAGCGATGGCGCCAGGCCGAAGGTGACGAAGCTTGATAGCGTCGTTGCGGCCGCAAGCAGCAGGAAGGCCTTGCGCCGATCATCGGGAGAAAGATCGACCGGCGCCGCATGCATTTCGGCGGATCCCTCTTGCGTGGCGGCCGGACGCGGCAGGCCGAAGAGATAGAGCGGCAGGCAGACGCACAACTGTAGCGCCGCGCAGATGACGAAGGTGATCCGCCAGCCGAACTGGGCATCGAGCAGGCTGAGGATCGGCCAGAACAGCGCGCTGGAGAGCCCGGTGAACAGCATCAGGATGGCGATCACGCGCTTGGCGTTTAAGCCCTCGCGCTCGACAACGGCGGTATAGGTCGGCGTCGTCAGGCCGAGCGCGCCGCCGATGCCGATGACGATCCAGGAGATCGTGTAGAGCACGATGCCGTCTGTCGCGGCCAGCATGAGAAGGCCGGCGGCGAAGGTGACGGATGAGGCGGCAAGCACGGGCACGGCGCCGTGTCGCTGCAATAGCCGGCCGATCGTCGGGCCGAGAAGCGCAAGCACGACCATCATCACGGTCAGGCCGCCGAAGACGATCTCGTTCGCCAGCCTAAGATCGGGCGCGATCACCCGACCCATGACGCCGAGCATGTCGAATGTCGTGCCCCAGCCTATGAGCTGCGTCACGGTGAGCACGGCAATCAACTGTGTCGAACGCAGGGGAAAAGGCCCGGGCATGGTGTGATTTCGGCGAGGGGAAGGGATCGAAGCGGTCGTAGCATCTTCGCCGGCAGGTTGAAAGTGACAAGTCGATGACATCACGGGCGTGCCATCGGGGCGCCTTTTTTCACGGAAGGGATGAGGCCATGGTGGCGCAGAAGGGCAAGGATCTGCTGTTGAGGGTTTTCAACGGCACGGATTATGAAACGGTGGCAGGGCTGCGCTCCAAGCGGCTGGCTTTCAATGCGGAGACGGTGGATGTGACCGATGCCGAAAGCGCCGGGCGCTGGCGCGAGCTCTTGGGCGGCGCCGGCGTGCAGCGGGCTTCGGTTTCGGGGGCAGGCATCTTCAAGGACGCGGCCTCCGACCAGCTGGTGCGCAAAGCCTTCTTCAATGGCTCGATCCTGAGCTGGCAGATTGTCGTGCCGGATTTCGGCAGCGTCACCGGGCCGTTCCAGGCGAGCGCGCTCGAATATTCGGGCCAGTACAATGGCGAGGTGATGTTCGAGCTGGCGCTGGAATCGGCCGGCGCGATCACCTTCGAGGCGCTGTGATGGCGGCCCGCACGGCAGTGGGACAAGCGGAAGGACGAAGGGCCAATCGCAGGCGTGGCGAGATCGAGGCCGAGATTGACGGCGAGCGGCGGGTTCTCTGCTTGACGCTGGGAGCTCTGGCCGAGCTCGAGACGGCGTTTTCGGTCGATAGCCTGAATGGGCTGGCGGAACGTTTCTCCGGCGGCCGGCTGAAGGCGGCGGACATGATCCGCATCATCGGCGCCGGCCTGCGCGGCGGCGGCAATCTCTATTCCGACGAGGATGTGGCGGAGGCCGATATCGAGGGCGGCATCGGTGGCTATGCCGTGATCGTCGGCGATTTGCTGACGGCGACGTTTTCGGGGGATGGCGTGGACGCCTCCGCGCGCCCCCTGTAGCCGCAGCGGGTATCAAGACGACGGACAATGCGGGGCCCACGCCTTTCCCCTGGGCGCGGGTTCTGCATGTCGGTCTCTGCCTGCTGCGGCTTCCCCCGCAATCCTTCTGGGCGATGACGCCCGTGGAGTTTCACGCAGCCGCCGGCGGGCTTTCGCCGCCGCGCGCGGCCGTCTCCCGCGCCGATCTCGATGGGCTGATGGCCCGTTTTCCGGATCGCCGGTCACCATCCGACACGAGGAACGACCATGACCGATAACCAGACCGACCTCTCCGCCATGACCGACGAAGCGGCGACGTTGCGGCGTACGCTCGACGATCTGGAGGGCCGCTCGCGCTCCTTCGGCTCGGCGCTCTCAGGCGCGCTGCGCAGCGCGGTCTCGGGCGGCAAGGGGCTCGATGACGTGCTGCGTGGGCTGGCCAACCGGATGACGGATATCGCGCTGCAGGCTGGATTGAAGCCGCTGGAGACGATGCTCTCGGGCGCCGCCTCCAGCCTCCTCGGCGGCGCCGGCAAGCTGCTGCCTTTCGCCGATGGAGGTGTCGTCTCGCAGCCCACCTATTTTCCGCTTGGCGGCGACATGGGGCTGATGGGCGAGGCGGGCAGCGAGGCGATCCTGCCCTTGCGGCGCGGTGCCGACGGTTCGCTCGGCGTCGCCGCTTCAGGGGCGGGCTCGCAGCCGCAGATCGTCTTCAATGTCACCGCGACGGATGCCGAGAGCTTCCGAAAGAGCGAGGCGCAGATTTCCTCGATGCTGGCGCGCACCGCGATGCGCGGCCAGCGCAACCTGTGAGGCTAGAGTAATGACACCGGGTTTCCACGAGGTGCGCTTTCCGCTGCGCCTGTCGCTGTCGACGAGCGGCGGGCCTATCAGGCGCACCGATATCGTCAATCTCTCCAATGGCCGCGAAAGCCGCAACAGCCGCTGGCGCGATGCGCGCCGCAGCTATGATGCGGGCTCCGGCCTGCGTTCGGTGGCGGATCTCTATGAGGTGCTGGAATTCTTCGAGGCCCGCAGTGGTGAGCTTTATGGCTTCCGCTTTCGCGATCCGATCGACTTCACCTCGACACGGCCCGGCGCCGAGATCGGATCGGGCGACCAGCCGATCGGCATCGGCGATGGCGTGACTGTCGCGTTCCCGCTCGCCAAGACCTATGGCGATGCCGGGGCCAGCAGCACGCGCCGGATTGCGAAGCCCGTCGAGGGCTCGGTGGTCGTCGCGGTGGATGGCGTGCCGCAGCCGTCGTCCGCCTTCGTGTGCGATCCCGTAACCGGCATCGTCACCTTCGCGACCGATGCCGTTCCGCCGGAGGGTGCGTCGGTGACGGCGGGGTTCCTGTTCGACGTGCCGGTGCGCTTTGCGACCGGGCGCATCGACGTCAACCTCTCGGCCTTCAATGCCGGGCGCATTCCCACCATTCCGCTGATGGAGATCATGCCATGAGGCATATTCCGGACGCGCTCGCCGCGCATCTTGCCGTTGACGCCACGACGCTCTGCCACGCCTGGCGGGTGACGCGCCGCGATGGCGTCGTGCTTGGGTTTACCGAACACGATCACGACCTGGCGTTCGCGGGTACCACCTTCCTGGCGGCGAGCGGCTTTTCCGCCAGTGCCGCTGAAGAGGAAGCGGGATTGCCTGCCGCCACCAGCGATGTCGCCGGTGGCTTCTCCAGCGCGGCGATCACCGAGGAAGATCTGACGCGTGGCCGCTATGACGGCGCCCGCGTCGAGGTCCATCTCGTCAACTGGGCGGACCCCGAGCAGCACATGCTTTTGAAGGTGCAGGAGATCGGCGATGTCACGCGCGATGCCGGCCAGTTCCAGGCGGAGTTGCGCAGCTTCGCCAGCCGCCTCGGCGAGCCGCAGGGTCGCGTCTATGGCCGGCGCTGCGACGCGACGCTTGGCGATAGCAGATGCGGCGTCGATCTCTCGGCACCCGCGATGCGCGCCGAAGGCGTGGTGGTCTCGGTGGCGGATGCCAGCCGGCTTGTGCTCTCGGGTATCAGGGCCGTGCCCGACGGCTTCTTCCGTTTCGGCGTGCTCGGTTTTCTCGATGGCGACAATCAGGGCCAGCGGCTGGAGATCGAGACGCATGCGGTGAAGGACGGTCTGCTGGAGGTGACCCTCTGGCTGCCGCTCGAGGCCACGCCAAGTGCGGGCGATCGCGTCGCGCTGACGGCGGGCTGCGACAAGGCCTTCTCCACCTGCCGAACGAAATTCGCCAACCACCTGAATTTCCGCGGTTTCCCGCACATCCCCGGCACCGATTTCGCTTACACCTATGCCGATGGTGAGACCCTTCACGACGGGAGCGCGCTGTTCAAATGACAGATATAGCAAGCGAAGTGCTGCGGCTGGCCGAAGGCTGGATCGGCACGCCCTACAGGCATCAGGCTTCGCTCAAGGGCGTCGGCTGCGATTGTCTCGGGTTGATCCGGGGTATCTGGCGTGAGCTTTATGGAACCGAGCCGGAGCGCCCGCCGCCCTATGCGCCCGATTGGGCCGAGCGCGGCGGCGGGGATCGGTTGATGGAGGCCGCACTCCGGCATTTCGGCCCGCCACTGCCGCTTGTCGAGGCGAGGCCCGGCGACGTGATTCTGTTTCGCTGGCGCCCGCAGCTCGCCGCCAAGCACGCCGGTATCCTCTCTGGCGAGCGTCAGTTCATCCATGCCTACGAGCAGGCGGCGGTGGTGACCTCGCCGCTGGTGCCGAGCTGGCGTCGGCGCATATCGGACGTCTTTCGTTTTCCGGAGAGATAGATGGCAACGCTCCTCTTTCAGGCCGCAGGCGCGGCACTCGGCGGCGTCTTCGGTCCTGTCGGCGCCATCATTGGCCGCGCGGCCGGCGCGCTTGCCGGAAGTGTCGTCGACCATGCGCTGATCAACGGGCACTCCACCGTGCGCGGCGCGCATCTGTCGAGCGCCCGCATTCCCGGCGCCGACGAGGGCACGGCGATCAACCGCGTCTATGGCAGTGTGCGCGTCGGCGGCACGCTGATCTGGGCCACGCGCTTCGAGGAGGAGGTGACCAGCGAGCGGCAAGGCGGCAAGGCCACCGGCGGCACCCGTGTCGAGAGCTTCCGCTACTTCGCCAATCTCGCGGTAGGCCTCGCGGAAGGGCCGATCGGGCATGTCAGGCGTGTCTGGGCCGATGGCAAGGAACTGGATCTGACGAGGATCGAGATGCGCGTCTATCGCGGCGACGAGGCGCAACTGCCGGACCCGCTGATCGAGGCCAAGCAGGGGGCCGGCAATGCGCCGGCCTATCGCGGACTTGCCTATGTCGTCTTCGAGCGGCTGCCGCTCGATGCCTATGGAAACCGCATTCCGCTGCTGCAGTTCGAGGTCGTAAGATCGGTCGGTGAGCTCGAGAGTGAGATCAGGGCCGTCTGCATCATCCCCGGCGCCACCGAGCATGGCTATCAGCTGGCGCAGGTCTCGGAAAGTATCGGCGCCGGCAGCGCCCACATTCTCAACCGCAACAGCCTGCGCGGCACGAGCGATTGGGATATCTCGATCGACGAGCTGATGGCGCTCTGCCCCAATCTCGAGCGCGTGGCGCTCGTCGTCTCCTGGTTCGGCACCGATCTGCGCGCCGGCCAATGCCGCGTGGTGCCGGGCGTCGAGGTGGCGAGCCGCGCGGAGGAAAGCAGGCCGTGGTCGGTCTCCGGCATCGGGCGCGGCGCGGCGCATCTCGTCAGCCGCAGCAATGGCGGCCCGGCCTATGGCGGAACGCCCGATGATGCCAGCGTGCTGTCGGCGATCGCCGATCTCAAGGCGCGGGGTCTCAAGGTCTATCTCTATCCCTTCGTGATGATGGACATTCCCGCCGATAACGCGCTTGCCGATCCCTATGGCGGCGCGCGACAGGCGTCCTATCCCTGGCGCGGCCGCATCACCTGCGATCCTGCACCGGGGCGGCCTGCCAGCGCCGATCGGACGGCTATCGCGCGCGGGCAGGTGCAGGCCTTTGCCGGCAATGCGCAGGCGGGCGATTTCACGATCGCGAACGGCCACGTGACCTATCTCGGCGGCGAGGAAAGCTACCGGCGCTTCGTCCTGCACTATGCGCAACTGGCGCGTCTGGCCGGCGGGGTCGATGGCTTCCTCATCGGCTCCGAACTGCGCGGCCTGACGCAGCTGCGTGATGGCGGCGATGCCTTTCCCTTCGTCGAGGCGCTGGTGCGGCTGGCGGGGGACGTAAAGGCGCTGCTGCCGGCGGCGAAGATCACCTATGGCGCCGATTGGAGCGAGTATTTCGGCTATCACCCGGCCGATGGCAGCGGCGATGTCTACTTCCATCTCGATCCGCTCTGGGCCTCGCCCGATATCGATGCCGTCGGAATCGATAATTACACGCCGCTCGCCGACTGGCGTGACGACGATATGGCCAGCGCCAACCCCGATGGCTTCCGGCTTGCCGACGATCGAAATGCGCTCACGGCGGCGATCAGCTCCGGCGAGGGCTTCGATTGGTACTACGCGGATGACGATGCCCGCAAAGCCCGGCAGCGCAGCCCGATCACCGATGGTCTCGCCGGCAAGCCCTGGGTGTTTCGCTACAAGGATATCGCCGCATGGTGGGCCAATCCGCATCACGAGCGCATCGGCGGCGCCGAGCGCGCGGCGCCGACGGCATGGGTGCCGTCGAGCAAGCCGGTCTGGTTCACCGAACTCGGCTGCGGCGCCGTCGACAAGGGCGCCAACCAGCCCAATGTCTTCGCCGATCCGAAGTCGGTGGAAAGCGGGGCGCCGTATTTCTCGACCGGCATGCGCTCGGACAGCATGCAGCGCCGTTTTCTCGAAGCGCACCGTCTCTGGTGGGCTGGCGATGGTGCGCCTGATGGCATGGTCGATCCCTCGCATCTCTTCGTCTGGTGCTGGGATGCGCGGCCGTTTCCGGCCTTCCCGCTGGCAACGGATATCTGGTCCGACGGCGGCAATTGGCGCACAGGCCACTGGCTGAATGGTCGGCTTGGCGCCGGCACCCTGGCCGATATCGTGGCGACGGTGCTGCGCGACCACGGCTTTGTTGATTTCGACGTCTCCGAGGTGAGCGGCGACCTGATCGGTTACGTCAAGGGAGAACTCGGCTCGGCCCGCGACCTGATCGAGCCGCTGCTGCAGGCGTTCCAGATCGATGCCTTCGAGGATGCCGGCCTCCTGCGCTTCCGCTCCCGCACACGCGCCAGCTTGCCTGCGATGCGGATCGAAACGCTCGTCGACAGCGAGAATGAACCGCTCTGGCAGGAGACCCGTGGCCATGACAGCGATTTCGCCGCCGAGGCGGTGTTGACCTTCTACAATCCCGATCTCGATTACGAGCAGGCAAGCGCCCGCTCGCACCGCGCCGGGCAGGCGACGAGCCGGCTGATCAAGCAGGATTTGCCGGCCGTGCTTGCCGAGGAAACGGCGCTTGATGCGGCCGAGGCGCTGCTGCGCGACGTCAGAATCGCCCGCCGCTCGCTGCGCTTCTCGCTGGCGCCGAGCCGGCTGGATGTGCAGCCTGGCGATGTCGTCTCGCTCAATGATGGTCCCGATGGCCGCTTCCTGGTCTCGCGCATCGAGGATGGTGATGCCCGCCGCATCGAGGCGCGGGCGTTTGCGCCATCCTCCGGCGGCGCTCCGCCTGCCTTGACCGACGGTCGCAATGGCGACGGCACCGCCTCGAACCTGTTCAAGCCGGTCGTCCATCTGATGGATCTGCCGCGCTTCGACGGCGAGGCGGCGGCGAGCTTCGCGCGCGGCGCGGTCTTCGCCAAGCCGTGGCGCACCGTCGGCCTGTCGTCATCGGCGACGACGGAGGGATATCGGGGCAGGGTGGTGCTCGACCGTCCGGCAACGATGGGGATGCTTGCCTCCGCATTGGCACCGGGTGTTACCGGCCGCTTTGACTGGTCCCAGGCGCTGATCGTCGATCTCGCTTATGGCGAACTGTCCTCGGCGACCGAGATAGCGGTGCTGAACGGCGCCAATCGGCTGGCCGTGCGCTCAGTGGGTGGCGTCTGGGAGATCCTGTCCTTCCTGCAGGCCGAAGAGATCGCGGCAGGCCGCTGGCTGCTCGGCGGTTTGCTGCGCGCGCTTGCGGGCACCGAGGATGCGATGGTCTCGGGCAGTCCCGAGGGGGCAGCGGTCGTGCTGCTTGACGACGCGGTCAAGCCGCTCGGGCTGCGTAGCGACGAGGCCGGCCTGTCGCTCAACTGGATCGCCGAGGCGGCCGGTTCGCTTGCGATGGCGGGGCCGTTCGTGTTTGCGGGCGGCTTGCGCGCAGAGACGCCGCTCGCCCCGGTTCACCTGCGCTGCCGGCGTACGGATGCCGGCGATGCGCTGATCTCCTGGACAAGGCGCGGACGCGACAATGCCGACAGCTTGACCGGCGCCGATATTCCGCTCGACGAACCCTTCGAACGTTACCGGGTCGAGGTGCTTGGCGGCGCCGACGTTGTGATCCGGGCCGTGGAGGTCCAGACGCCGGAATGGACCTATCCGCTCGCCGACGAGGTGCTCGATTTCGGCGAGCGGCAGACGAGCCTTGCGGTGACGATCCGTCAGCTTGGCGAGCGCGTGCCGCTGGGACTGCCTGCGCGGGCGATCTTTCAGATGTGACATTTCAACCGAAGGAGAAGGACGATGCCTGATTTGAAAAACTGGTACAGCTCGAAGACCATCTGGGGCGCGGTCGTTGCGATCCTCGCTTCGGCTTTGCACTTTACGGGTGTGGATATTGCATCCGGCGATCGCTCTGAGATCGTCGATGCGATCGTCAACATCGCCGGCGCGCTGGGTGGCTTGCTGGCGGTCTATGGCCGGGTGACGGCGAAGTCGGCGATCAAGCCCTGAGTCCGGGGGCGATAGCGGCACGGTGGCAGGGTTTCCCCCGCCAACCGTGCCTTTCCGGCCACAGCAGCGGCGTCGGGTGCCTTGCGGCGTGCTCTGAGGTACCCCCAAGCACCCGACATTACCTTGCATTCATTTGCCAT